TGACTTCGGTCGTGCTGCACTTTCCTCGGATGAGGACAACGCCATGGTTCCTGTCAAGGGTGATGAGAACATCTCTAATGTCGTTTACCCGATGCCTGCCCTAATTAACCCGCCTGACTTTTATAATCAGTCATCACTTATTCAGGCAGATATGGACAGAGTGTCAGGTATCTCTGATTACCAGCGTGGTGTATTGCCAGAAGTTCGCCGTACGGCTACAGAAGCAACCATCTTGCAGGGTGGAGCAGACAGTCGTGCAGCAGAGAAACTAACCATCATTGAAAAGGGTATTGCCAAAGTTGCATCACGCCTTATCAAACTAGCCCAACAGTTCATGACAGAAGACCAAACTGTCCGTGTACTAGATAAGCCAGGTAAGTGGGCTTGGGTTAAGTTCGGTCCTAATTACATTGATGGGGAATTTGACTTTAATGTTGAGGCAGGTTCTACTGTCCCAATGAATGATGGATTCCGTCGTCAGCGCGCACTACAAATTGTTGACTCTATGGCACCGTTTGCCCAAGCAGGAGTTATCAAACTGGACATGTTGGCTAAGTTGGTTCTTGACCAAGGCTTTGGTGTTAAGGATATTGAAAAGTATCTGAACCCTCCAGAGGAAGAAGCACCTGAGCAAGCACCACCAGAGAATCCTTCTCAATCATCAGTTCCTGCTGGTGGTATGCCAGTACCTGCCGAACTACCAATGGGTGGTCCAATGCCAACGCCAGACCAAGTAGCAATGGGCGCACCAGATACAGCAGGCTTGCCACCTGAACTTGCAGGATTGCCACCTGAACTACTAGCACAATTGCTGGCAGAACAAGAAGGAATGGCTCCTGAACAGGGAATGCAACTTCCACCAGAACTAGCACAAATCCCTGGTAGTGAGTTGATTCCGCCAGAAATCTTAATTCAATTACCACCTGAACTGTTACAGGAAATTGTAACACGAGGTGGGTTTACGCCTGAAGTAATTCAAGTTTTAGTTGAATCAGGAGTGCTACCAGCACCACCAATGTAAGAAAAGTGCTTTATATATAGGACAACCATTAGAAGGACGGACCCTACATATGATTAACGAAGAAAATTATGCTGATATTGAAGTAGACCAACCCCTAGACGAATTTGAAGATTCGGAAGGACAAGTTGATTATACCGATGAGGAAGCAGTTGAGTCCGAGTGGGACGAAGACGATTACCCTGAATATTTAGACCTTGATGAGTACGGCAGTAAAACTGTGGTTATCAAGGTAGACGGGGAGATGGTTGAAGTACCACTCAGTGAGGCTCTTGCTGGATACCAGCGTCAATCGGATTATACCCGTAAGACACAGGAACTCAGTAAGCAGAAGCAAGATGTACAAACGGCATCGGCGTTAGCGGAAGCGTTAGCCCGAGACCCGCAAGGAACTCTTAATCTGCTGCAGCAACACTATGGAGTTGGCCAACACGATATCCAAGCCTCTTATGAGGAAGATATGTGGGTTGACCCCTTAGCCAAGGAACTTGAAGAAATCAAAGCGTGGAAACGTGACTTGGAATACAAGCAAACACTTTCCGAAGTAGAGAATGAAATCATTGCCCTTGAACGTAAGTACGGCGAAGACTTTAACCGTGAAGAGGTAATTGTCAAAGCACTAGCAAGCGGTTCTCAAAACCTGGAAGAAACCTTTAAACTAATCCAGTTTGATAGGGTTTACAGCGAGAGAGGCGAAGCAACGCGAAAGGTTGCTCAAACTTCTCAACGTACACAGGCTAAGAAATCAGCCCAAGTAGTCTCTGGCGGAAGTTCTTCAAGGGGCGATGCCGTTGTACCTACACAATCCAAATCTGTACTAGAGGCATTCTTAGCGGCTGAAAAGCAACTAGGTCTCTAAAATCAACCCAACTTTACCTAGGAGGTAAATCAAATGGCTGGAAACCCAGACTTTAACCAAATTCTATCCACAACCCTAAACAACTACCGAGACACACTCGTAGACAACATTTTCAAAGCCAACGTGCTTTTGGACCACCTTAACACGAGAGGTCGCGTTGTTGTTGAAACAGGCGGTGCCTCAATTGTTGAGCCCGTATTGTTCGCAGACAGCGGTACTGCTGCCGTCTACGCAGGTTTTGACACCATCACCACCACAATGGCAGATGGTATTTCAGCCGCACAGTACGAGTGGAAGCAAATCGCTGCTGGTATCTCAATCAGCGGTATTGAAGAAGCCAAGAACCGTGGCAAGGAGCAGGTTATCAAGTTGCTCAATGCCAAGATTACTCAGGCTGAAGGCTCTTTGCAGGCACTCATGAACCAGCAGTTATTCACTGGTACTGGCGCGACGACCAACTTCTTCGGAATTGACGTCATTGCTGGAACGACTGGTAACTCAGTTGGTGGCATTGATGGCGCTACTGAAACATGGTGGAACCCTACGGTTACCAACATCGGTGGCGCTCTCACCTTACTGAACATGGCAGAGGCATACAACGATGCATCAAAGGGCAACGACGTTCCCGACATCATCGTCACCACGCAGACCCAGTACCAGAAGTACGAAGCATTGTTGACCCCGAACGTTCGTTATCAGGACGTCGCCAAGGCTAACTCTGGCTTCCAGAACTTGATGTTCAAATCAACTCCAGTTGTGTTTGACAAGATTGCAACTTCAGGACGCATGTCCTTCTTGAACACCAAGTACCTCAAGTTGACTGGCATGGCTGGCAACTGGTTCACCACAACCCCATTCCAGCAAGGTATCGTCAACGGTAAGGACGCTCGCTACGCAGCCATCCTTGCTTACGGCGCTCTGACTTGCTCTAACCGCGACCGTCAGGCAACGCTCACTGGCTTGACCTGATATAAGGGTTACACCCGACAAGCAACAGTTTTCGTTGGCATCGGCTGCACTTATCCTTCGGGTGTGGTCGGTGTCAACGATTCTGTATATACAAGGTCAAGTGTAAGAAAAGTGCTTATATATAGAAGGATGTGATTAAATGTCAAATATTCAACCAGTCGGTTATGCCCTTGTTCAAGGGAGTCAAGTATTAGCAGGCACGGAACCAGTTGCTGGTGCTTATGGTGTCAAGGACCTTACGGTTCGTTCGGTGTATACACCCGAAGGTACGATGCTCGCACCCGAAAGTGGAGTTCCGTACATAGAAGCATCCAAGTTGTGTGCTTGGGATGACTACTCCTGCAAAGCAAATCCAGCAAAAGGGACACCTCTTTGCTTCGGTCACTTGCAATCTTTTATAAAAGGTAATGACGGAATGATTAAGGGCGAAGAAGCCCTACGCCTAATCCAGTACAAGGCTCAATTTCAAGAGATTGAAAAGAAGCGTTTAGAGGATAAGGCTAAAGAAAAAGAAGAACACTGGGCTAAACACGGTCCAAAGGACGAGGTAACCGATGGCGCTTAATATCACTCAGATTAGAACTCTAGTAGAGAACATCACCGACCTTAGTATTGGGGCTGGTGCTTCTGATGATATTACCCAAGACCTTGTAGACACATTTATTAAAGAAGCGTATCAACGCATAGTGTCTCTGTACACTAAATGGCCATGGTTTGAAACTACTTATTCTTTAACTACCGTAGCCAGCCAACGACGTTACTCTACAGGATTTACACAAGTCCATACGACTGCTACTGGCACTAACGTAGGTAGTGATTTTAATGACATCCGCCAACTCATTTCTGTAACTAACGAAACATCAGGCGGCAACCAACTTATCTATGTTGATGAATTCCTTGCTCAACGATATTGGAACGGAACATCTGACCAGCCAGCATTCCCTACCTATTTCTCTATTTGGGCTGGTGGTTTAAATATTTACCCTAAGCCAAACGGTGTTTATGAATTTAATATTCGTGGTTTCCGTCAGCCTAGTTATGCATGGCTAACAGACCCAGGTTTGACCGTTGACCTTAACGACGAGTTTTCTATTATGATTATCAACTTTGTTACAGCGCGTTGCTTCCAATTCCAGGAAGACCCTGAGATGGCTGCTGTCTACATGAATCACTTTGACCAAGGAATCACCCTTGCTCGTACAAACATCACTGCACCTAACTCCAACCAAGACCTGGTTCTTTCTGGTGGTCTGCAACTCAGCCCTTATTACAATGCTGCATTCCCATTACGAGATGGCAACTTAATATTCTGGAATAACTAACTATGGCTCGTAATATCGTCTTCAAACTAAAGAACGACTTTACTGGTGGACTTAACTTTCGTGCTGACCAATTCCAGTTGGCAGAAAACGAATCTCCTTTCTTAATCAATATGGAGATTGACCCTCGTGGTGGTCTGTTTACTAGAGCAGGCATACATTTCAAGAACACAACGCCTATTGCTGTTTCTCAGGCTACTTGGAATCCGAAGAGCACTTTCTTTTATGACGCAAGCAACAGATACATTATGATGTCAACTGGCTTTCTTGTGACCTCTGGAGAAGTGTGGTATTCCACTGGTGCCAACTTTACGCGATTGCCTTTGCCTGCTGCTGCTTTACTAGAAGTTTCTAATCCAAACGGTGCAGCATTTACTCAATGGGAACAGAACTTGTATATTGCTGCTGGCAGCGGTAATGCAAACATCTACAAGTGGATTGCTCCTGCTGCTAACGCAACAACGCTTACTGCTTCTGGTCCTACTTGGCAGCCTTACGCTGCTCCTACTGGTGGTTACGCTCCTAGAGCAAACATTATTAAGGCTCACGCAAACAAGATGTTCGTAGCAAACACTATTGAAAACTCTGTTTCCTATCCAAACCGTTTACGTTGGTCACACGAAGGTCTCCCTGAAGACTGGGAAGAGAATGACTACATTGATATCGCTGCTGGTGGAGAAGGTATTCGTGCTTTAGCAATTGTAGACGGACAACTATTAATATTTAAACCCAATGCCATCTTCTTGTTGATGGGTTATGACGTAGACAACTTCCAATTAGTTGAGATTTCTACAACTACAGGCGTGGAATATCCTCAGCATGTTGTTGAAGGAGATGGTGGCGCTTACCTGTTTGACTTTCCTAAGGGTTTGTTCTTCTATAACCGAAGTGGTTTACAAGACATATTCCTACGATTGAGCCCACTTATTGTTAATAATGAAATTAACTCAGGAGCCTTAGACCAACTTTCGTTGTCTTATATTAACGGCAGAGTTTGGATGGCAGCACCATACAACCCTATTCCTAACGGACCTCTTGTTTCTTATCCTGCTGTTAACTTTATCTTTGACCAAACCATTGGACAATTTGGTGCGTACACAATGTTCCAAACTTCCGATGGTTATGGTGTTGTTACTGGGTGCGACTATAGAGATTCATCGGATAGTGCATGGCATATCATGATGCGTCCAGATGTAAAGTTTGCCGCCTATGCAGATGACTTTGACAACCTAGAAGATGAGCAATACGACGGAGCAGCAATTACCGAAAATCTATTTCAGACAACTTATGCTACTAGTTGGTTTTATGACGACAGGTATGTCCAAGACAAAACATTCGTTGGACCCAACTATGTTATGAAAGAAGTTGAGTTAGACACAACGGTTGGCGTACAAATCTATTACGACTTTGACTCTTCTACTGCTGTACGAAGCCAAACAATTAACTTATCTGCTACTACAACTGGTGCTGTGTATGGTCCAACAGCCTTATACGATACCGCTGTTTACGGGTTCTCTGATATTGGTCCAAGTTTGGTTCAAGGACAGAGGTTCGGTAGATGTAAAGCAATTCAACTTGAATTTACGGGTCCTACTGTTGGTTCTACTTCGGGTAGAAGGTGGGGAGTTAACTCTCTCGCATACAAATTCAAACGACGAAACATTAAAGGATAACCATGACTTATTCAGTTCAATCTCCCCCTTTTGTAACAGGTACCGCTATTGTTGCTGCCGACCATAACGCTAACTGGACTGGCGTTGAAACCTATATTAACGCTATTATTACTGGTGCTAATATGGAAGCAAACTCCATTGGTACTACGCAACTCCAAGCAACTTCGGTTACTACAGCAAAGATTGCTACAGGCGCAGTAACAAACACTGAAATCAACGCTGCTGCTGCTATCGCACTATCCAAGTTGGCTACTGGTGCACTACCTGTAGGAATTACTATTACCTCAGCAAACATTACTAACGACACTATTGTTGATGCAGACATTAACTCGGCTGCTGCTATTGCATTATCTAAGTTGGCTACAGGTGCTTTGCCAGTGGCGATTACGGTTGCTTCCGCAAACATTGTTAATGGTACAATTGTTAACGACGACATTAACGCTTCTGCTGCGATTGCTGCATCAAAACTTCTTGGTGTTCAGTTGTCTCAATCAGGTACCAACAACGCTACGACCTTCAGTACTGGTAGTCCTACTGGTGGTAGTGATGGCGACATCTGGTTTAAGTACGTGTAACTATGCCTGCTTACATTAAAGTCGCTGGAAACTGGAATGAGATAACTGGTACGGAACAACCATATGTCAAGGTTAGTGGTACTTGGCGTTCAGTTTCACAGATTCATGCCAAGGTTGCTGGTGTATGGAAGCAAGTGTACGAGTATGACAATACTGGACCGACTGTTCCTACTCCTACTGTTGTAGCAACCAATGGGAGTACTGATACTGTTTCTTGGGGTGCCATTACAGATGCCCAATCGGGTGTTGCTTCAGCGACGGTTTTTCAACTCTACTCTGGTTCAGTAAGCGGATTTGTCGCAGGGACATCGCAGGC